CTAGTGTTTGAGAAAAATTGTTACTATTTTGTTACTAATACATAAAAAGAATTATCAATTAAAAATAATAAATACGGACACGAAAATAGCCGGCAGATAAACTCTACCGGCTATGGTTTTATAATGATTCAAGACCTACTTTCCATGTATTCTTTCCAACAATTCCATCCGCTGTCAATCCGTGGCTCCTCTGCCATGTCTTGGTCGATGCTTCCGTACCTCTGCCGAAATTGCCATCTGCTGTCGCACCAATGATGATCTGCCATACCTTAACCACATTTCCTTTACTACCTTTTCTGATCGTAGTCATATTGTAATCCTCGCTTTCTGATTTTGATGTATTTGCTGCTGCCGCTGCTTTATTAAATAAAGCCTGCTCTGCCGACCTACGTCTTTTAAGTCCTGCAAGCACTTTCCCGTTTGCTTTACAGTACTGTGCCATCGCTGTAGAAATCTGCGATGTTGATCTGCCTGCACAAAGCTTTTTAAGATTACCAACTCCACAATTAAACGCAAATGACACCAGAGCGTCAAACTGATTCTGGTTGAGATTTGCGGTGATTGGCACATACACGGAATTATTAACGTATCCCTCAAACTTCTTAATATCCTGCTTTAAATATGCATCTGCCTGTTCCTGCGTGATTGTCATACCTTTTTTTACTCCGGCGGTATGTCCATAACCTATGGTCCATACTCCGGCAGCACACTGATAAGCAGATAAGCGGCAGCCCTCGAACTGCTTGATCAGATTAAGACCTGCCTGTCCAATTTTTCTATTTGCCATAAAAATTACTCCTCCTCTACTTCTGGAATTCCTGCCAAAGATGTAAGCCATGATACGATACCGGCTACAATTGCGGATGATACTACCATCTTCCAATCCACTGCTGAAATCACTGCCCCGGTACCGATTACTGCTACCGCTGTCTGCGCCATCGTCTTAATCGATCTGATTCCTGCGGCTTTCGCCCATTTCTGTGTGCTTACTGATGGTTTAAATACCGAATTTTTCAACATATTATTTTTCTCCTTCCAAATCTGCGATTCTGTGATTAATTACCTTGATTTGCTCTTCCATGACCGGGACGCGCTGCGCAAAATTATTATGTAAGCGCACCTCGCGCGTTAACTCGTCAATTTTGCAGTCTGTGACCGCCTGCGCGGTCTGAAGCTTCTGCTCTGTTTTTTTCTGCCCAGAACTGACTGTAAGCACTGTTCCAATTAAAGTCAGTCCTCCTGCCACTAAAGCAGATATAATCGATTCCAAATGACCAACCTCCCTCTTTCTTTATAAAACCATTATAAATCCGCCAAGCCTTGTATTTGTGCCATTTTGCAACGTAAAAAGCGCCGGACAATTAATCTGATAGACTAATCATTCGGCGCTATGGCACTGCTTTATTTTGTTGCTATTATTATACACCACAATTCATATAAATCAAAGCAATTTTAATCATCTGCACTCATTTAAAATCATAATTCTGTGATTTTAAGAAAATGTACCGATTTTGTGAATTTACATTTTCAAGCTATTGCATTATAATTTTAGTTTTATAGACCACGAACCAGAGTTTAACTGATAAAATGACATTTTATGTGTTATCGTCTAGCACTGATACTAGAGATGATTACTCTGTTGGATTTTTAATTGATAATAGCCTTATTGGTTATATGATTTTTAATATGGGGTGGGTACATGTACGTTATGAAGTTGACACTACTGGCGTAAGAACATATATTAAATACGGTTCTAATGAATGGTGGAGATTTAGTTAATATCAGCTTTTTCTTATAAAATGGGGATTAATTAAGAACAATAAAACCAGCTCCTAACGATCCGCCGCCACTATCATTAGTTTTAAAGCCGCATTGCGTGCCAGCGTAAAAATTCATTTTGACACCATTCATGCTAGTACCATTATCTCTATGTCCCATGACGCCATTTGAGTAAAAATCAATGTCACGTTTATTATATCCCTGCCAGTAGACGGTTGCTGTAAAGTTACGTTTCGGAACTATGCCATAACCGTTTACTGTAAAATAATTAGGATTAACACCAGTCCAGCCGCTTACCCATTGATTATTACTATAAGCATCAATTGACCGCCATCCTGCAATGCAGCAACCACTCACGCCTGTTAATGCTCCATCAGATTTTCCGGCATTATACCCATTATTATACCCAGTTTTGTAATTAGTGCTGTTTGCATTAGCACGGTTATCCGCATCCGTCACGCCTTGCGCATAGCCTTGGTCATATGATTTAAAAGGGGATACTGAACCAGCACCTCCTGTTCCACTTGCAAAGTATTTATATAAAGTACTGTTTTCTGCTGATGAGGTACGTTGTTGTACAATCCCCCAAACAGTCCTTCCGGCTACTAATGCAGTCGAATCCGTGGACAAAGTACCCGTAAACCAATCTGCGTTTGAGGCAACTACATCAAAATCAACTGTAGTTGCAGGAGATAATTGTCCCAGTAGATAATTTTTATTTATATAATCGCAGACAGTTTTTGCATCAGCCGCAAGGTTTGGCAGGACTAATCTAAGATACGTTTTCTTCGAATCATTTAAGTTAGTTAAACTCTGGGAGACATCCTCTATCGCTTCTTTATTATTGACTATCGCTCCGGTCACGGTACCGTCCCCGATTTTTGATATATCCGCACTTCCAAGCTTCGCAATAACACCGGACGTTTTATCAACAACCCAATTCAAAGCATTGACAAGATTATTTTTCACTTCTGTTTTTAAAGATTCCAACGTTCCGATCTGCTTTTGTAAATTTCCGGCTGCATCCTCAGATAACTGACCTTTTATATCATTGAACCATGTTATAAAATCTGCCTGCTCCGATGCTTTAAATCCGGCAAGATCAGCTTGTACTTGCTGATATAATGTTGTTGTATCAAATTCGCTGATTGCCGATATAATGCCGCATCTTGCAGTTTCATAACGTGTGTCCGTAATTCTCTGATTGGAAATAGCGGAAGAATTTTTATTTACAAATAAATCTGCTAATCCTAATTCCCAAATAGATTCTGTTCTTGTAAGCTCTGGTCTTAAAGGACTTGCTGCAGGTATGCCCTCTACAATATATAAATCACAGATTCTCTCCGAATCATTATCGTTCCATCTTAAGACTACAGTATCAATTCGATCATAATTAGAATCTGCTGCCTGAATTGCAAGCGTCCGCTGATTTTCTTCCAGTTTCAACCCTCCTGCACAAATTGCAAAACCAGGATTAACAACAACATTCATTCCACTACCTGCTTCGACCTGCAGATTGGTAGATGGGTTTGGTAAAATGCCATCCGTTAATAATTTGGCTATCAGTTTTCTGAGTGGTGCTGACGTAATCGCACGATCATACACCGGTGTTCCATCACTCTCAAATGTGACATGTGAATCAAAAGGAAATCCTATCATATTTTTTGTCCTCCTCTATCTTTTTAAAATTATTGGTGTGCCGAATTCCATTGTCATGCTCCACTGCCCGGACTTCATGACTTCATAGCAGCCAATTAATCTGGCTTGTGCAGACAAATCCATTTCCGGAATTTCTATGCTGCATAAATCTCCCAAATCAAAATCTGTTCCATATTCGTAACTACTCTCCATTGCGTCAAATTCAACATTAATAATTTTGGGATATCCAGTTAATGCATTTAGTGCTTCATTATCCATAGCAACAGCCAAATCGCTGCTTGTATACTCATTTCTATTTAATGTAGAACTATTTGATAAAAACCAATACTCATCATCGCCAGACGCAGCGTTAAAAGTAGCTCTCGAAACATACGTAGTGACATCATTATCTGTTTGCTCATTCGTATTCAGGCAAGCATTTTTATATTCTGTATCATCAATCAAAATATTTGGGTTCTTTATATTTCCGTATTTTGTCGAAAAAATAATTGGATTATTTCCATCTGCATTATTTTCCGTCCGGTCAGATCCACTCCATACTTCAAATTTCTTATTACTTTCCACGAAATCATAAAGTACTCTATAAGACATACCGGATGGTTTTAAGATGTCATAGATTTTCCATCCGAGCAGTTCTCCGTTACGATAATGCACAGAATCTTTTCCTCTTCCAAGCGATATTCCGGAAATAATATTTAGATCAGAACTTGCACTTGCTGTAGTTAACGTTTTAAAGGCATTGAAAAAAGCATATGCCACATCCTCTGCTTTTCCACTCTGGAATGACCATGAAGGGGCATTTGTCACATTTGATGCACCGTTCTGAAATATAACATGTCTGTCTAATGTTTTTTCCATGAAATACCCGCTCAACTGAATATATTTATACTGCTGTTGCCGGACGTAATTTATTTGTGTTATCTTTCCAAGTTCCGGTCTATCTTTTGTGTAAATATACCTCATTGACGAATTATACTGCTCTATCGGAATCTGTATGGAGAACGTTCCAGCTTCGTGGAATTTCCTGCTCCATTGTAAATTTGTTGACCGTATTAATGACACTATCTGATAATTTTTATCTAGTGCGATCGTATTAAATCCTTTCATGATTTCTCCTAAATTGCCCCATAAAGTTTATTATAATAAATCGAAACATTCATAAGATTGCTTCCAGTGTCTGCATCAAAAGAAACTTCCGAACTACCAACTGGAAGCTGCATATCATCAAATGCAGATGTTCTATCGCAGTGTCCTATAAAATTAACACCATTCTTTTTTACCGTTGGTGGATTCTGTGTGAAATCAATAATAATAACATCATTTGCTTTCATATTATCCAGAACCCTGACATAATTATCATTAATAATGATTTTAGGATTCACGACATCTCCGTTTGCTGATATTACTGCTTTGCAATAGGTATCTACATCTCCATCATTGTCGAGCAACACTTTTTTAGCAAAATTGAATTTGCCACCAGTGATTCCCTTTGGCGTGCCACTTGTTATACTGCACAAATATGGAAATCCACACATTCCGACAACAGAAGCAATGTTTTTGCCAAAATTATCATAACTTTTAAAAAATGGGTTTGGACTTAACAATGTAATGTTCATTTCCATCACCCGGTTTACATTTTGAGCCGGAATGCTAAATTTATAAATTTTACCTTTCACCCATCTAGTGATGCCCATGTACGTTATATACATTTTGTAATCGAATTTCGGGTTAAAAAATGATATTGCACTCTTCCTCAAAACATCATTCAGATATGGATTTCGTGAAATAGCAGTCACAGTCCTATCTTTCGGAGCAATTCTGTCAGAGACAATGATCCCGCCATCTCCCACGGCATTATCTACCGTGGTGATGTCGTTTTCATATGAACCAAATCCATCTAAACCTTTTGATGGAATTTTCCAATCTGTTCCATCTATTAAAAATTCTCTCTCATCACTTCTCACGAAGCGAATACACACTTTAGTATCCATACGCGCCCCTCATTAATCCCTGTTTACTTTCAACTCTTACTGCTCTTGCAAGTTCGTCTGGTGTTGAAATCTGCTGATTAACATTAATTGTCTGATTGAAGCTTCCTAATCCAGTACTAGTACCATTACCAGATATTCCAGCACTTACCGTTGAAATGCTAGCATTAATGTTCTTTGTAATACCGTCTGTGCTCATAAGATCCTGTATACCATCATCAAAACCAGCAACACACATCTCACCCAGATATTTAAACTTACGCGATGGTGAATGGATTCCAAGGGCATCTTTTGCAGCATTAAACAGATTTGTCGCAAGATTTTTTACATTTCCGGTCAACCAATCCCAGCCCGCTTGTATTCCGCTCCAAATTCCATCAATAATATTCTTACCGATACTTCCCCAATCCATCTCTTTAAAATTGTTTACAAGGCTAGTAAACAATTTCGGTACGGCTGCCAACAATTTTGCTGTGTTTGAAATCATAAATTCCGCCAATTTTACAAGGATATGAACAGCAGCCTTTAATAACTGCGGTGCATTTGAAATTAATGCCGATACCAACCGTGCAATGATAATTGGTGCAGCCTCTAACAATTTTGGAAGTGCATTTAAAATTCCATCCACCAACGAAACCAGCAAATTAATACCAGCCGTGATTATATTTGTCAGTGTACCAGGTTCTGTTATTGCCATTGCTAATGATATCACAGCATCAACCCCAGAAGATAATAAATCTGGCAGTTTTTCTGCTATACCATTCACAAGATTAAGCAATATCTCACTACCACTACTGAATACAGAATCCGCATTATCGGTGATTCCTGATATTAATGTTGTGATTATGTTATAAGCAGCCTCTCCAAGCATTGGAAGCAGTGATAAAATTCCCTCTGAAAGCGTATTAAGAATATCTGCCCCACCACTCAAAAGTTCCGGTAAATTTTCGTTCAAGCCAGTTACAATAGATGAAATCATGTTTACACCAGACTGTATTAAATCTGGCAGAACATCATTCGCCAATTCTGGGATTCGATCAATAATAATCGGAACTAATTCCTCAACCAGATTTCCGACACCATCCAGAGCGATTTCTACTCGTGGTAATATATTTTCTGCTACAGTTCCAACAGAATTAACAAAATCTTCTACAAGTTGGTCGAAATTCTGATTGTCATCAGCAACACCGATAAGCAAATTCTGCCATGATGCTTTCATGGCTCCGACACTACCTTGAATTGTCGTGCTTGCTTCTTTCGCAGTCGTACCTGTGATACCTAATTCATCCTGAATCACATGGATTGCTGAATATACATCACTCAAGCTGTCCAGATCATACTCAACGCCTGATAAGGCTGTTGCATCTGCAAGAAGTCGTTCCATCTCTGACTTCGTACCACCGTATCCCAGCTTCAAGTTGTCCAGCATCGTGTAATTCTGTTTTGCAAATCCTTGATAAGCATTCTGGATGGATTCCATTGACGTTCCCATCTTATTTGCATTATCTGCCATATCAATAACGGCTTGATCTGCAATTTGAGCCGCTTCTAGTTCACTAGATGTACTCTGTTTTAAAGATGCGGCAAACCCGGAAACTGTTTCCATGTACTCATTAGCAGACAGACCGGCTGTTTTATATGCCTTGGAAGCGTTATCCATGACCTCGTTTTGTGCGATCATAAGTTTTCCATATTCTTCTCGCACTTCATTTACACTTTTTCCAACGCTATCGGCATAATCCCATACGCTCTGGCCGCCAGCTCCAAATAAAGTCTCGACACCGCCTACAAGCTGTTCATAATCTGCATAGGCACTGACCGCTGCCGTTCCGATTGCAGCAATCCCTCCGGCTGCCGCCGTAACTCCGGCAGTTATTCCGGCAGTAATTGTTTTCATGCCATTGACTGTTATGCCCCCCAGTGCACTGACGCCCTTTTTAAATCCATCTGTTAATAATTTTGTATCAAAAACTAAAGATCCATCAGACCTTCACTGGTTCACCTCGCATTCCTAGTTGAAAAGATTGCTGAATTTTTCATCTTCTTCCAACTCAGTTTCTGTTTTCCTATCAATTTCCCATGCTCTACGCATTTCAGAATATATATCTCTATCTTTATCCTGATTCTTCTCATAACAGCGATACCCCATGACTTCACGAAGTCTCGTGCTGTCGTTAAGTCCTCGCATCAAAGCCAAAAACTTATGCCAGTGTAATTCGTCCACTTCAAATAAATCAATGCCGTATTGTCCTAAAACTGCACTGTATATGAGATCACTATCAAGCTCATAATCCAATGTGATTATGTTTCGATGATAAATATCTCTTGGTAATGGTGTTTCCGGTCTTGAAAAAATAAATAATTCATTCAAATTACAATGTGCCGGCATTTCATTTTTAAATAAATACGAAACATCGATATTTTCTCCACGCTTAAGCTTTGTAACTTCGATTTCAAATCGCATCCAGACACGATAATCTGTATATATAGAAAAATCACTACCGCCCACTCTGACGGTGTTTGGTAGTGATTTTCTTGTTAGATCAAGCATTGGCTGCACCCGGAAGATTAGCCATTGCTGTTGCGCTGTTTACCAGATTATTAATTTTATCAATCTGCGCCGAGTTCAACGTTGCTCTCATTTTCTCCATCTTATAATCGTTTAAAGGTTTATTATAAGCATCATTGATTTTCAGCACTCCGATGGATAAATCTGACAGATCGATTTCATCCAGATTGTCCGATCCTAAAATTTCTTTTGCATTCGCCTCACCAAGAATATCTTTTACAAATTCATGTAATTTTTCAAATTTCTGTCTTGCCTTAATATTAAGATTGTCCACCTTCAAAACATCATCCAGCTTATTCATAACTGAAACTGTCTTTTTCGGTAAATCATAACTTCTGTTGTTAATAATTACTGTGTAATCCATAAATCCTCCTAAGTCGCACTATCTGCGGTATATGTAGGTACTCCATCACTAACCGTAACAGTACCTCGATCAATGTGGTTAATTGAAAAACTAAAATAAATCTTCTCTGCAACGGAATCAAAATGATCCAGTGTTAAAGTTGCTTTTGTTTTCCATGCCTTAAATTTAGGCGTTCCCTCTGATCCAATATTTCCATCAAATACAATCAGTAGATCTTTCTTTACATCTTCGCCTGTAGGCAAATTGAAAAACATATCATACAGATAATCAAATGCCGCATCTCCCTTGTTTGCCTGTAACTCCTGCGCAAGTGATGGTTTGTAGTATTTAATATCTGTTGTTGGGATTTCATCCTCAATAAAATCGTTATCCTCGGTCTGTGCGTTCAAAACCAAGTCAAATACTGTGGATTTTCCAATTCTCGCCCACGAAGGTGTTAATGCCGATGTCTCGGCGGTGTTCAAAAATGGAATAGTTCTATGTTTTTTTAATCTTGTTAATCCTGACCTTATGATACCTCTCTTTCTCGTAAATAAGTGATGGACAATGACATCTGATATAATGTATCTTTGTCGCTTGCTTCCATCGGATATGGATTCCCGGTAATGGAAAATCCAGTCACCGTTCTATTTTTATCAAGTGCTGGAAATGCATATGTGTAAGCGAAATCATCTGCCCAATATGTCAAATCTTCTAACCATTCATCAGATTCTTTCCTCTCTGATCTTGATCCGGTTGACTGGCGTGCGATAAAATTATAATATTCTGTAATCTCGCAACTTCCGTCTGTCATTTCCTTTAAGTCTCTTGATGGTGATTTAAAAAGACCATACTGATCGGAGCCATCTGCTACATGGTTCATATCAATTGATAAACCATCATAATTGCTAAGCATTTTTACAATATATTGTGAAATAGTCATATCAACCTCCACTTGCAATTTTCTTTGCACCAGAAAGAATTTTTTCTTTATACTGCTGCTTCATGCGTTCGAACCAATAGTTTCCGCGCTCTGGTGCTTCATGGAATTTCGCTGGCATATAATACCATCGCCTTGCATAAGGTGTGCGGTACTTTATCTGTCCACTTCCAATTACAGTATTTAAATGACCGGATTCAATCAGAATATTCTCCCTCTTTGGTACTTTGGGTTCGCATAGCCGAAGACATTCTGAATCAATAAACTGTTGAACTTTTCCATTATCTTCAAGTCCTCGTTTTTTTATCACCGCAGGAATATCACAGATAAATTGAAACATATTAGGCATTACGCCACCACCACCTTAATGTTTTTACAAAAATCTCGATTGGAATTATCGTTTACTGACTGTATCATTCCTGATTTTGGATATCTCTTCATCAAATCAGAAATCCTTTGCCCTTTGACATCCTCTACAACGTCCTCAACTTCTCCATATACAAGGCAATCCTCTTCATTATAAGAATTAAGTGATAAACCATTGTAAGTTCCAACTGGAAACGTCACAGACGCATACCGTGCAATGCTGATTTTACCATTTTCATTTTTCTTTTCGGTTTTATCAGACCACTGTACGCCTTTTACAACTGTTCTTTTCCATTCTGAATCAGAAATTTTATTGTAAATCGTAACTGTATCGGTAAATAATCCACTCATAACGCACCTGCCAATCCCGTACCAGAAAGACCACTTCTTATAATTGATAAAAGCTGCGCTTCTTTCTCTGCAACTGTAGTAATCTTATATGATTCTGAATACCCGTCATTGCTTACAGACGAAACTCCTGTTCCCATCCCAGTAGATTCCTGCATATAAAGTGCATTTATCAGATCACAGACGGTATTCTGTATCTGCACATGCACCTGCTTCTGAAAGTACGTTGCCGATGCTTCGTCATAAGTATCTTCAAACTTTCTCGCCCTCATATGGGTATGTACATCCAGTTTAGCAGATGCTTTTTGCAGAAATGCTGGAAAATCATCTTCCGGAACATTCGTATAAAGGGAGCTGTAATGCTCCCAATCAATATAAGGCATATCAAGCTCCCTCTCTTTCCTTAGGCAGTCTTGCCTAATAATTTAATTCCTTTCAGCACACCAGCCATCTTGCTGTTTTTAAGTACTGCTCCAGCAATCAACTCGACTTCTCCTGTTTTTACAGCTCCAGGTGCCTGTAAATCTGGAAGGTATGTCTTAAGCATCTTGCTACCATCTACGGAAATTCCGTGGAATGCATCAAGTCCAAGTTTTGCTGCATAAATATCAGTTGTACCATACGTATCTGAACCCGGTGCTGATGTTGAAACAACATCTTCTGTAGTAGAACCGTTGTAATACTGTCCTGCATCCATAAGAATAATTCCATTGTATGTCTCTACAGTTCTACCGAAATCATCCTTATTTCTGTCATAATATCCTGCTCTACGTGCCGCAGACTTCACCTTTGTAAGCATCTTACTGTTCATCATTAACACATCTGGTTTTGCAGCCAATAATGCAATGAATGTATCTAATTCATCAAGCAATGCGTTGTAATTGCTGTCTAATAATGCAGATGTTGAAATGTCAATATCAGTTGTCATCTCGGTTGATTTTCCAGTTAAAATCTTTTTAAGTCCGTCAAAGGTATTAGGTACATATCCTGTACCAGTAGATGCCGATGTTCCATTAATAACCAAATTGTGGAAATAATTTGCTCCCGCTTTTGTTTTCTCTTTGATCTGGAAATTCATCTCATTAATAGCACCAGATGTCTGAGCGATCACACGGTCAATCTGGAAAGAGCCGCCAAGAATTACCGGACTTGCTGTACATTTGGTTCTCTTTGCTTCGTTTGGTGAATACTCAGAATTAATCTGACGTACCGATGCGGTAGATGGTGTCTCTAATCTCTGATATCCATATACCAGATTGCTACCGCCTGTTGGTGAAATGGTATCATCAAATGTCAGTTTATCGAGCAGGATGGACGCTCTTCTAAATTCATCAATCACATTCTGTTCTACTTTGTCTGCATAACCGACTTTTGCTTCTTCTAATGTTAATGCCATGATTCATTCTCCTTTACTGTTTATACTTTTCTTTTAATGCGTCCATCAGAGAAGAAACTCCTTCATCAGGTGTCTTTTTCACTCCCCCGATAAGATCAACTTTTCCTGCCGGTTTCGGTTCCGGCTCACCGAACAGCATTTTGCTGTCCTCTGCTTCCGTCAATGTCTTGATTGCTGCTGCAATGTCCTCTTTCTGATTTTTTGATGCTTTCAAGACATCAACATCCAAAAGAGCAGTGATCGCCTTAGCATTCTTACCATTTGCAGATGCAATACTCTCTTTGAGAAGATCATTGAAATCACGATCCGCAATCTCCTGCTGATGCGTTGCATCTTTTGTCTTAATGTCTTTCTCAAGATCTTCAATTTTCTGCTTCATTCCGCTCACATCGGCATCCTTAAACTCCTCAAGATCCTTTTTCAGATCCTTGATGGTTGTTTCCTGTGTCGCGGTTTTAGTCTTCTCAGCAGTCAGATCTGCCTGTGTTGTTTCCAGATCTTTCTGAACCGGATCAAGCTCCGCATGATGCGTGTCCAATACTTTATCGATCTGTTCTTTCGTCATGCCAAGTGCTTCTAATTCTTCTCTCTTCATTACTTCTATCTCCTTTAACGATGATTTATTTAACGTGGGAGAATCACCCACAGATAATTGCGGACAGTGGATTTGAACCACCACTACTGGCTAAGGAAACCAGTATGCTGCCATTACATCAATCCGCGGCATTAAAAAGAGCCAATCAATCAAGTCCTAATTTAAGACTTGACTAATCGGCTCTAATCATCGGCACTATAGTTATTAAACTTTCTCGTTTGCAGTGCTTGCATTTGCACGGCAAATTTTTAACCTCGGTATCTTTATTGATTGCCAAAAGGTGGCTTCCACACTTTGGACAAGGATACCAGATAAATCTACTAGGATTCAATATATCACCCCTAGTGATATTATATAACACTTTTTGCATGTTAGCAACTCGATTTGTTGTTTTTATTGCGAATAGTGCTAATTATATTGGAACAACTTTTGCATTTTCCCACATATCAAAATCTTTCTCATCTATAGTATTAAACAGATATGGTTCATCTCCATTTTTCGGAATGCACACCTTGGATGTTCCATAGCATGCATTCTTACATTTACCGGCAAATAACCAACTTTCGTTATTTTCCCTGGTTTCTCTGATGCCTGCATAATCATTTTCTAAAAAGAATTTATTTGCAGTTTTATATGCTGTTTTCATATCTACCATGCAATCACTCCTTTTCACAAGCATTTACACCTCTTTGAGAGATAATGGCATTATCAATTCTAAAAAACAAAGTATTATCATATTCTTGCCTTGTGGCTTCATTTTTATTATAATATTTGCCTACCTGAACGTCAAGAAATTGAACATTTCCGTCATTGTTTTCTGCAATTATTGCATGTCCATCTCCTGTATTAGCGTTTTTCAAACACACACATGCCCTTGAACCATTTCCCCATTCTTGCATTTTCTTTTCTACTTTATCAAACGCAAGCTCATTAATTTCAAAGGATTCCACATTTTCCCATGCTAAAACAGGATTTTTACGAAGCACAGAATTAGACATGCCAGCAATTACCTTATATCCTCTGCATCGCATTTCATAAGCAATTGTTGAATTAACACAATTTGTCCTATATTTGATTTCTTGTTTGTCATACATCTTTGGTCTCGCTACAAACTTAGGATTAGTGCCTAATAGAGTTTCTTTATCAATATACTGTGTTTTTTCCCACGTTTTCGGTATCGATGCTGTATAACCTTTATATTGCTCCTCAATCCACTTAATTGTCTTTGTTTTCCTCAAATCAGATGTTCCGCTCTCTACTCTAAGTCGGTTATCACGCTCTTTCAATCCGGCAGCCTTTGAAAAACTTTTATAATCTGCCATCTGACCACGCAATTTATTCTGCAAATCCTGTGCATCGCCGCCAATACTTTTTGTTGCTTCAATTTCTCTCTTAGTCGCTCTGATCTGCCGCTCCATCTGACGCTGTTTCTGCGTGGATTCATAATAAGTATAAGTCTTTCCACCGATTGTCCGTGGATCAGGCTCTTTTATATCCTCTGGGATTATAGATGCACCTTCCCAATATGGGTAAAAATCATGCGTACAGTTTGCTCCCTTTAATCCTGTGACAGTTCCATACCCTGTTTCTTTTACAAAATCCGGATATTTCTTGCTTTTTCCAGAATAGGAAAACACTTTATTCTGCCATACTGCATGGTCCGGTCTGCTTCCCATGTGCTGGGTTGTGATTACAAGGTCATGGTTGGAGTTTTTCAGATTTTCCTCCGTAATTTTTCCAGATAGCTGTGACATTCCAGTTCTGACAGCCATTCTGGCAGCAACGTCAAGTTGGTACGATCTTCCACTTTCATAGTCAATACTTCTCAATCCGCTCTGTGCTAAACGATGCACACAATCCTTGACTGCCTGGTCAAAAGAAAATGCTCCGGTAGATACCTTAATCAGTGCGAGATCCATCTCTCGCTGATACATATCCATTACGCCAGTTGTGCCAAGTGCTGTATTCTTAAATCCCATCGTTTTTGTCAGATTCCTAAGTGCTCCAGATGTTTGCAAAGAAGATGCCTTTACAAATTTGCTTAAGCTGTTCGGCTTTGTAAGATCTTCCCCCTGTTGTTCCCACATAGAAAGATCATTATTCCATGCCATATCGCCGGCTTCTGCTGTCAAAGTTTTTCCTACTTCCTTTGCAGATTCTATGGTATTATTAATAATCTGCTGCACCTCTCGCTTATATGCTATAGTGTTTTCTGCAACCGCCATCTGAAAATCTTTATCAGCACGAAGCATTTTCATGACTTCTACACGGATTTTATCCGCAGAAAATCCATTTTCTACCATTGATTTTGCCATAAGTTCCGCTGTTTCAGTATATCGTCCGGTTTTCTGCACTCTCCGGGCAATATCAGCTATGACCTCATCCTCTAAATCTTGGTAAAGTCCAATTATGTATTTATCCGATAAAACATCTATCTGCTGTTCTGATAATGCCCTTTAAATCCCCCCTAGTCATCAACATCGTCAATTGGTTCGTCTGTATATTGCATATATTTCTTAGCTTCATCCTCTGGAATATTATATTTTTCCATAATATACCAAACCTTTAAAATTGGCACTTCCGGGAATGATAATGCATCCGCTCTCATCGCTTCGAGTTTCGCCTGCTTATCTTCCACATAAGAGTCATCAAAACCAATTGTGATCTCTGCGTCTAAATTATATGCCGTATCATGGTATTTATTTGAAAACCACATGACAGCTCTGCAGATATCCTGTATATATTCAGTGGCTACTTGTCGCTGCTTTCCAAGCTCCTGCATGGCATCCTGCCTTTCACCGAAATACTCAGTAGCCGTCTTAATCTGTCCATTTTCAAAGCTGTATTTTTTTGTTCCGTATCCAAAAGACATAGATAATAATGATAGTGCCAGTTCAATTGCTTTTGTAATCTGTTCTACTCGGATTTCAGGATTATATTCTTGAATAAGCCCCTTCTCTTCTGGAAGTTTTTCCCCTGTAAATACAAATAATTTTTTTTGTTCAGGAGTTAATATTGGATTTCCATCATCATCAAAAGCACAAAGTAATTCATTTATCAGTATAATTTTCTCAGACTTGTCCAAATCGCTAAACAATACGTTATAGCACAAATCTACAACCTTAAGTGCTGGAATTGCATTCCATAATTTAGGCAGTCCGTAGCCTTCCATATTATCCAGATTATTCACTTCAGCAACACGCATAACAGCAAACGGTTTCACATCACCAAGCTGCACAATCGTCTGTTTTCCAACTTCCTCATCTCCACGATCATTAAAAATATGTGTCTCCGCAGTATATAGATTATTCTCGCCAAGCAAGAATAACACGAGTGTTGTCTGCTTCTTTCCCTTGACCAGTGTACTTCCAGAAAATGCCGCCTCAACCACAATATCATTCTCCACAGTGAGTGGCGTAAACGCATCTGCTTCCACATAATTAAGCTTAATATCTCCACCTCTCACAGAAGAATCATCCATAATCGTCGCATTGTCCAAGCGGATATAACAGGCTACTGTTCCATCCGCAGAGGTTTTTTCTAACTGTTTACGGTATTGCGTGTTGAAATTACTGCCAGCAAGCACCTTTGCTACAAAATCCGCTTGTTCCCCTTCTCCTGCATTGATCTCAAGCACCTCACAGAGATTAGCGTCATCAGAACAGCATCTTTTTGCAAAATTCAGTCTTGTAAGCTCATATGGTATCCCATTGATTGTTTTTCGCTTATGGAAATCACTTGTCAATCGGTTCGCGTACCAGTCATCACATGCATGAATGATCGTTAATGCCTTATCATTTACATCGTATCCTTTTTTATTCAAAAATGCTTTTACACAATCCTCCATCTCTTCCTCCTATCTTCTGTCAAGATCAACATATTCAATAAAATCCAAAATTGTATAGTTCTCCGCATCCCACCAGTCATTGCAGTTTCCGATGTTTTTATCCTCTGGTATGTCCGGGTGGTCTGGATCCCATTTCAACTTACCAATCGCACTTCGCAGCTTTGTGCAATTCCGGTTTATCTTCCACCTTCCGGTATTCATCAGCATGTCATACGTCCGTGGTCTGTCCGACACTTCATTTTTACGGCAACCTTTAATATTTCGGTATGGCAATCCTGCTTTTCTCGCAGCACTCCGCAGGCTGTTTATCATCGTTGTGCTTGCGCTGTCTGGAAATACCCAGTCAATAAATCCGTACTTTTCCTGGCAGCATTTGAAAAACTCTATAAACTTACTGCATATCGCTTCCGCATCAATGTCTGGTGACAGTTCCAAGTTTGCTTCCTCTGCCGTCCTCAGATCATGATATCCGTGGAAGTAAAGCTTCAGCACAAATGTTGTCATAGATCCGTTTCCACCGAAGTCAATCCCCATCGTAATTTTCGATGGACGGTGTAACAGTTTGCCCTTTATATCACGTTCAAACAGTGGATCTGTATCCTCATCATACAGATATGGTTCATTGTTCTCTGCAAACTTCCGGAAAATGATTCCTTCTGCAACTGCTCGTTCGCCTTTAATGTCACGTCTATACCACACAGTGCCTTTCTGATAGGTGCTAAGAACTTTTCTGATCTGCTCATTCGTCATGCTCATATTGTCCACCAGAGTAAAATGTCCGTAGTTATATCCGTAATCTGGATTTTTCTCCTGCTGTTCCTCGTGGAATTTAAGTATCTCTGTGTAATACCAATGCTCTTCCTCTTTCGGGTTCAGATCATGAAATATCTTACGGTCGGAACTTGACATCGTTCGGTCAAAGACCTCTTTCAAAAACTTCGGGTGGCATTCGTTCGCTTCTGTCACATATGCCATGCCGTAGGTATTACCCTTTATCAACTTCTCATCCCCGTCTTTACCTCCACCGGATATAAGCACAATCTTTTCCCCGGTCTTGGTCTGAACATAAACGCAGTCACGATCCTTATACTTTCCCTCGCGGTGTCTGCCCTCAAAGTAATTGAGCAATCCATATCCGTCACAGTCCAGGATATTAAGCTTTGCTGTCGCATTCGATACGCCTGCTACCAGATGTATCTTGTTTTTGTGCGTTTCAAGCAGGGAACAGAAGATCATCGTTGCAAGCACGTTCTTACCGCCTCGCTTTCCACCTTCCGCCACATTGAACCAGCTAATCATGCATCGCTGCATATACTCATACTGTCTCTGGCTTAATGGTGCCGGTTTATTCATCCGCATCACCTTCTTCCAGATCAGATATACTTCGGTTTGCTACCGGGTGTTGCAAGATGTCCGCTATCGTCTGCATATTCTGCAAAATCTGTGCTCCAGAATTGTCACTGACTTCGGCACGCTTTTTATCAAATTCTGCTTTATATTTATCATCTGGATGTACGAGGAAATACTTCGACAGCCAGTCAATAGCCTTTTGCTTATCTGCCAGTTTCAACGAAACTCCATCTTTTCCACGCTTAACTTCTTGGATGAGCTGTGTATCCGTGTTTTTGGATTCTTTCAGATCGACCACGCTGACCATATATGTTTCGTCTGTCTCTATATCAGTTACTTCTTTCTGCCCGAACGAGACATAATTTCCAATATCTGCAAAAGCAATACGCATCTGCAATTCCACAATATCATCTGCACCGGCTACTATCTGCTGACGCTTGATTTCTTTTAAGCGTTCGATTTCTGCTCGAACCTTATCATTTGTTAGCAGTCGTGAACCGTTTGCAATCGCCGATTCATAACTACATCCATATGCTTTCTGGTAACTCTGTGCCGCATTAAATGTCCTACTGTAATATATACAAAACATCTGCTGTTCCGGTGTCAGATCATCATTCTGTAATGTTGCTTTCGTGCCATCATCTATAGGTGCTTCCTTCTTTGGTGCACCCTTGCTTTTTTGTGTGCACACCGTTTCTTCTTTGTGTGCACCCTCTCCTCTACTCCATGCATACCGTTTTTTCCAACTCTTGACAGTGTTGATAGTGGTTCCGTACTTCTCCGCTATATCCTTATATTTCATTCCTGCCATATAATCCTGTTCTGCTTTCTCGTAATTCTCCACTATCTCACTCCCTCTCCTATCACACAAATAAAAAGAGCCGGACATCAATCAAATTAATGACTAATATTCGGCTCAATGGCGCTAACTTATATAACTATTATATCATACATAGTCTTACTTTTCATCTTTTAATAGTTTTGATACATTTTCTCCTACTAAGGAAATTTTATTTCTTATCTCTTTTTGAAATGCTGTTGTGCTACTATTTATCTTTTTTACCTGTTGTCCTTCCTGTTCCCCGCAGCTCTCTTTGCATGTTTCACGCAGATTGCTCATAAATTTCCCGGTTAAATGTCTAATCTCTTCTGGGTCAAATTCTATACATAATGCTTTTGACACGCTACTATATGTCCCTATTCCTGCTAAACATTTTTCCATCATTGCATTTGCTTCCCGGTTAAATTCCCTATGATTTGTAATAAACTTCTCTGTATCGAATGTGTATACGCACTCAGCAGCTTTATCCGAAACAATATACGCTAACATTTCTAATTCGCTCAGCCAACTAATACATTCTTTCAAATATTGCAACTTTATCTCCTGCCTCTTATATTTGGCAGTTTGTTTTCTCTCATCATGTAACGTTATTATTAAAATTAAAAATGGTGCTAAAAATTCAACAATATGCCATACAACACTATCTTCACTAAAGAATTGGGTGATATCCATTTTACAATCTTTATTCCTTCCTCTAAAACAACCTATATATATCTATAAAATTTACCAACCATCGAATATTGACGGTTGGTAATATACCTATATATCTACTTAACTCTTCTGGTTTGATAATCTTCAGATAATCTGATTGCTTCATCTGCTTTATATGTATCCATATCATAAAACACAAAATTGTAAGTCCTTTTATCATATGCATACCATATTCGGCACCCTGTCTTTTCTGTAAACAAATTTGATAATGCTGTTGTATTTTGTTTGCAGACCATAGATCCCAATGTCCTGAATTGACTTTCATACACAATTCCACGAATTGCTAGTTCGGAACAGATTTTTGACAGATCTGAATCCATATATTCTTCCAAATGTTCCCCTAATGGTTTTTTACAATCATATTCCATGTTTATCACCTCGTAGTTTTCTTCAATTATACTACGCCAACCGTCAATATTCAATTATCAATGTACTACAATGCTAATGTCTGTATACCATTTTTACCGGCATATTTCAGCCGGCAAAAATCTCAATATTCAGTTTTGTTCTATGGCATCCTGTAATCTCCCTCTAATGCATTTTCAATTGCGCCTCCTAGATCAGAAAAGAAAACGCCCTCTTCGTCACAATCGTTTTGCCAAAGTCTTGCACCTAAATCATTCAGAATTTCACTTGCTTTTTTTAATATTTCCTTTTCTTCCTCTGAAAAATCAATGTCTACATCATTACTCTTATAAAAGTTAGCCATCTTTTTTCTACCTCCGTTTTAATCCGTTAAAGTTCAGTTTAATTCTTCAATGCTTTCTCGCAGTTCCTCATAATAGTTAATCTGATCAGTACAATGATTGTCCAGTATATCAATCATTTCCCTTTTTGCATCTTCTAAGGATTTTGCTTGCATGAAATCCATGCGACCATCAATCACGGACTGCCATCCTGTCCCGTCACCGCAGTAAACAATACTTCCAATAGTGACACTTCCGTAATAAGCGATTATGTTTACTTGTTTTTCCCAATCACTTTGTTCTGGTTCAACCTCTTTCCATTCCATTGTGCACATAGTTTTCCTTTCATCCAACAATTTTTCTATAATTTTGTTTTTCTCTTTTTCAGTGTCCATACATCCTTTTATATAGCCACCTTCTTTTGCTTTGCGAATTTCATTATCAAGACCATTTATAATCGTTTTTATTGCCAATGCGATATCCTGTGCGAAATATCTATCCAAATCTTCTGGAGATAATCGCACCTTTGCAATTAATACCGCTTCCGAAAAATCCATCTTTTCGTCACCATAACAATACATACTCTTTTCCTCAATTTCTAAATTTCAGCTGTTTCCAAAATGGAAATAGCTCAGTTTAATTCGGAAAACGTCTTCTTTCTTTACCACATTCAGTAGCATAAATGCCATCCGAACATCCTCTTTTATCGCCATACCAATAATTGTAATATCCACTTAATTCATGGTGTTGTTCACATTTTAATTTATATGGAGCCACAGCCACTGCATGATATACACCATCTGGTATATGACCATATTTCTTCACGTCTTTATCTCTTACGAGTTTATTTGGAAAGTGCATGACTGAAATTTCTACTGCATCTCCTTCTTCTACTCTCTGTAAAGGATAATCTTTATCATATGGAATATTTTTCATATTTCCTCCATTAAATTCTAATTTAACTACGCAAACCGGAGTTGTCCGGTCTGCTCTGCTTCCATCCTCATGTTCGGTGTTCGTTCCGCAATACACAGTTCTGGCAGATTGGCTCTAACCAATGCTGCTGGTATCGGTGGACACACTGCATTTCCGCATCTTCTGACCTGCTCACTTCTCGGATATGTTTTTCCTGTGTAGTCATGGTCGATTATGTAATCATCCGGGAATCCCTGGCATCCATACAACTCTCTTGGCTCTAACATTCGAAGTCCGATATCTACAATCTGATAATCCACACCCTCTATTGTCACCAATCCAAATCTGTCCTTAGTTGTCACGGTATCAAGTTGTTTTTCAATATCTTGTCCGGTCGCATCTCCATAATATTTAATTAAAAAAGCTCTTACCTCTCCAAAGTGTCCGCCACCTGCATTTGCCGTTACCGTTCCGAGCGGTTCTCTTATGTCCTGCCCAATTCCGGTTTTATAAAATTTACTCAAAAATGATGTAACCAGTCCGTATCTGTTAGAGCTGTCAACTGTCATGATTGGGTCTTCTATAGTTTGTCCTCTTACTCCATCTTTTGAGGTTTCCGAATGGTACTGGATCAACGTAGGACTTATCAGGCAATGCTCATTTTTACTCACAATGGTTGTAAGCGGCTCCCGGACATCTTTGCTCCGGTCTTTTGTAAATCCAGTCTGTCCGATCTGCACCATGTAAGGCTCTACAATCCCATATCCGTGTTTTCCTGTAATGGTTGGCATTGGTTCCCGGATATCGTTCGGTCTACGCTCACCACCATGATTACACTGAATGATAAAAGGCTCTGGATTATCCAGAACGAATTTTTTTAATCCCCTTGCTATCCTGTCCATTGTCTTTTGTGCCAGTGGTCTCACTGCCCGGATTCCGTATTTCTCTTTTATTTCTTCCGAAGTATCAAAGATACTTGGACAGGGCAAGGAAAAATCCAACTGCGTATATGCTCCAACATAAGGTTTTTTCAATCCTGCCTTTACCTCTTCACTGTCTGTCGGTCCGTGCGTTGGCTCTGGCCAGACTATCGACTTGCCGTCACACCGTGCAACCATAAAGAATCGTTTTCGCATGGTCGGCGCACCATAATCGGCTGCGATCAGCTCGCGGAACTCCACTTCATAGCCAAGATCCCGAAGCTGTTGTACAAATCTCTCAAACGTCTTGCCTTGCTTTGCCCTAATCGGATGATGTCGTCTGTTTAATGGTCCCCATGTCTTAAACTCTTCCACGTTTTCCAACATGATAATCCTCGGTCTGACAAGCCCTGCCCAGCGTAATGCTACCCATGCAAGACCTCTGATATTTTTATCTTTTGGTTTTCCACCCTTTGCCTTGCTAAAATGCTTACAATCTGGGGAGAACCAGGCAAGTCCGACAGGATGTCCTTTACAAGCCTTGACAGGATCAACCGCCCACACATTTTCACAATAATGCTTTGTATTTGGATGATTTGCCTTGTGCATCTTAATAGCTTCTGGATCATGATTGATTGCAATATCAACGCTGTATCCGGTTGCTAATTCGATTCCAGTGGAAGCACCGCCACCACCGGCAAAATTATCAACTATCAATTCTCCGTTAATCATTTTTCCAAAAGGAACCCGATATATCGTTACCCCGGCCGGAGGTTCGGCTCCTTTCTATGTAATATTGACTTTTACAATTAGTTGTAGTATCATATTATTTGTCTATTAATACGGCCAAGTAGCTCAGTTGGATAGAGCGGTCGCCTACTAAGCGATTGGTCCCGGGTTCGAATCCCGGCTTGAATGCAACGCACCTGTTTCTGGCAGGTGCTTTTTATATATCACATTTGATCTAATGGCAAGCTCATCTGCCCCTTGCAATTACCCCCGATCGTTGTCGGATCCCATCCAACTCCAATGTAGTCCAGAACCTTCGCCCATCCGTAGTCGTTCCCGTCAGCATCCTTGCACATGTGGAACATCAAATAATCCCACTCTTTCGGGTTGCTCTCATATAATAGATCAAACCGATGCGGTCGTTTCTCCATGTGGATTCCAAAACCGCACATGCTGCATCCGGTACGTTGTGCCTTAGTTGTGTAGAGCGTCCCATCTGGCTTTTTCTCAATCGCTCCGTAAATCTCCGGTATAATGCTGTCTGGCATTTCAAAACTTTCAGATAATTTTCCATCTCTCAAAAGTTTCTCATGATATTTTTCTCTCAGTCCGGCTTTCCACAGTTCGTCCATTTCCAGTGCGAGTTTTAAAATGTCCTGCCTATGGAAGATTGCGAATGGTGCTGATCTGATCGTAGATGCTCCAAAATAATTACATCCGTTCATCCGCAGGCTCTTGGCACGTCTGCCACCTTCGGATGCCATCAGTCCCAGATACGGCACACTGTTATGCTCTTTTCCCCAGTCATCACAATTTTTCTCTTTAAGGTAATAGCAGCACTTCGAAGATACAAGAAAATCTGGCTTCTGATAATCACACCCTTCATTTTCGTTTTCATATCCACCGAACAGCTTTAACCATCTCTGTTTTAACTGCATTTTGGAGTTTTTCTGCCATCCGCCATATTCTCCGGTCTCCCCAGTAATAATCGCATGGCGGACAGTTTTATTTTTCTCTGACGGATTTTGTAACAATTCTATCTTGGCAGCCACTTCCTTTGAAATGACCGGAAATCCAAATTCCTGTATGACCTTTGGTTTCGTCCAATAAGTACCATCATCTCTTTTCAGTGGCGGTACATTTATTATTCCAAGAGCCTTATGTACTCTCTGTATGCTCTTGTCTTCCAGTGTAGATGCACTGACTCCTGGTGCATCAATTCCGCATACCTCATGTAAAAACAGGTATAAGATTATACTGTCAAGTCCACCGACCGAAACATGGTAATTGAGCAATCTTCCGTCACATTCATTTGCGAACTCTTCTGCTCTGATCTGTGCATATTTTCTTTTATATTCATATGGCTGCTTTTCTTTCTGCATAAATGATGCAATCTTCTCATATGCTCCGATCCGCTCCATTCTTTCCTGTACTGATTCCATTATCTTTTGGAGTAAAGAGCTCTTTCACGCTGGCCAGCAAACCTCTCACTCCTTTCGATTTATTCTTCCGGTTTCTCGCACCGTTCAAATTTTATTACCCACACCCAAGGATTAGCATCCCAACCGTAGCGATTGAGGTCGGATTTCTTAATGGTACTGTTCCAGACTTCTACGAACTTATCGACTTCATCATATCCTTCATCAGGACATACATCACATCCAAATATATCATTACAGTCTCTGCAATTTGATGGGTATATTCCCTCTTTGATACATTCATTATCTGTAATCTCCTGCAACCGCTCCACTCTCACATCCGTAACCTTAAGCCAGATACGCGCCGCTTCTTTTGGCATGCGGATGGATGGGTGCCACTTTGTAACATCGGCAATGTCATTTCTTTGCCAATCTTCGTAGTAATAGTATCCGTTCGGTGCCTTTTTCCATGTTTCTCTCACGTACAGTATATCGTCCGTGTGATATGGTGGATTCCATCGTTTGCTTAATTCTTCCTCTGTAATATCGTTTGGAAGTTTAAATTCTTCTCCCCATATTTCATGTGCTGTTCTATTTGGATATCCCCATGTGTTAGAATCACTTCCTGCGAATGTGTAACACAACTTTGATTTAGGCTGTGGCTTTACCAACCGCCGGGTGCAAGTCTTCCGTCCGTCCAGAATTGCCCGAACCATTTCTGTGTTGAATAAAATCGGTTTAATCGCCATTTACTCCACCGCCTTTCACAATCTCGATTGCATGCTCATAACTTCTTGCTTTCTCTTTTCCCAAATTCCTGTTGTATGCATTCTCCCAAAACTTTCTCTCATTTTCCAACTGCTCCACAACCTTGTCCGTGTCATATGCAGTCGGCTGCTGGTCAATCTTCTGTGCCAATGCATAAAACATATCCTCACTACTTGTCTGTGTAAGAAGAATATCCATAAACCATTGTTGATATAATTCTTGCTTTAATGTCTCCGCATCAATCAGTCTTCCCATCGTTCGCCCTCCTGTTCCAATCTGTAGTTGCTTTCGTTCGCTCGTCTTTCCCTGTTCTGATGCCTCCGTCCTGATCCATGTACATCTCACATTCATAGCTTTTTGGAAGTTCTGTTCCGCATTTCATACATTTGATTTTGAACATTACCCCAACATCCGAATGTAATGGCTTATTTCTAATGGTTAAGAACATTGCTTTTCCACCGAAGAACGGACATGGCTTAAGGCTTTCACTCATTCTTCATCACATCCAAAACTAAATTCAATCCCATCGCTCCAATCGACACCTAACTGTTTACATTTTGCTCTCGTAGATGTACCTCCAGAATGACTGGTTCTGAAAAGAAACAGTTCTTGAACGATACTAAAATATGACATTCTATAATAAAAGCGTTCCTCTTCGTCCAACTCCCTAATAGCATCTTCACCATGCACATATTCATACCATTCCTCGAACTTTCCGACCAACTCCTGCATAAGGCTAATGCAATACTTCAAGATGTGCTTTTCATCGTGGCTCTCCAATTCTTTCTCTGCAATCTGTTTCTCCATCGCCGCCCGGCATTCTTCCGGTGTGCCGATTGCACGGTACTGCTTCAGCTCTTCCAACCATTCAGCAAGTTGCTCATGTTCGTTTGCACATATAGTATTTCCATATGTAATGGCTTCTTTATCAACCGATTCTGGAATATACGCATTATCTTCTATTAGTCTTGCTGACATCTTTTGGCATTCAGCCACTTCTCTTGCGTGTGATATAGCTTCATCAATTGTCATAGTCACACCTCCAACAGTTCCGGGTTATCAATCATGTTGCCGATCACTTCAAAATTCTCTGAATCAAAATCATCCAGTTCCTCGTAGTAATCACAGCCCGGCTCATTCGTACACCATCCGTTTTCATGCCACACGACACGCTTTCTCGTCTCATCTTCTGGAAACTCATCATCGATATGCCCTGAAAGAATGTCATTCTCCCAAATCAGTTTACCGTTCTTGTCCTTAAGTCCGGTGCACTGGCAGATTGTCTCCTCTTCAATAACTGTATTAGGTTGTACACCGCTAAATCCATCCCAGTACACCCACATATTATCTGTCAATGTTCTTTTACCTCTGTATAAATGTCTATCTTCCATGCTCTCTCCTATTCTGCTTCTAACTGGAGCCAGTTCAACCATTCACCACAATCCTCACAATCTGGATAGTCGGGATTCGCCCACTGATAATCTTCTTTTACTTCTTTAAGAAGTCCCGCCAGTTCCTCATCCGTCATGCTTCTGATCCGGTCTGCATTGGTCTGTGGCTTCTTAGCCATGCTTTTCATACACTCCATCATATTTCTACCTCACTAAATCTAATCCTCATTTATGTAAAACTCATTTCCATGTCTGCTGTACCCAAAGCAAAGGCTTCCATCATCACAAATTAATGCCAGTTCTAAGTCTGATAATTGTGTATTATTTTTAATAACCTTATAAACAGAACGATACTTACCCGGTGTACAATCTAAGACAATGTCATAATCATCAAGATTATCAACTTTATATCTTGAAATTCTGTATTTTTCCTTTAATTCTTTATAAATTGTGCTGTTCATGATTGACTTTTCTCTCTCATTTTCAGTAAAGGCATATGCTGGATAAATTCTCTTTTCAATCTCCATATTATTTTTCTCCTATCTCACTAAATCTATTGTTTTAACAGATATCCCTTTAAATTTCCCGGTGCGACAATACTCTGCGGTATCAAAAAACATAATGCATCCATCGTCTTTTCCGGTATCTTCACTTCCTACAAGTGCTATGCTTACACCGTTTCTTATCAGTGTATTTTTTAACAACATCAATGCCGCTCCTATCTCCTGCTTGGTTTCATCCGTCATTTCAACTTCACCTTTCTCTTTCTGCCTTTCTTCTCAAACTTGTCGCACATCCCAATCGGGCATCCACGCCTTAATCCGGTCTTTGAATAATATCCACACGTAATCTCTGTGTCTGGCTGTGATTGTATGAATATTTACATTTCCGGCAGTATTTTACGCTTGTCTTTGTCATTTCTCCCATGTTAATAATCCTTATTTCGCCGCTTTTCCTGTTACAATATCCCAATTTTCATCCTCAATAAACTGATTCCGAATAATCTCATCCGTCAGATAGTGTTCCTTACTCTTTGGCTGCTTGCGCCAATAGGAATCAATGTAATAGGCAACCCAATTCATAAATTCCTCAATTTTGGCATTTGAGAAACGGTAAGAATCTTTTAATGTCGGAATTGTCAGATACATTGTAGCTGCCAGTGCGCTTTCGATATTCCGATCTGCGCCAAGCACTGCCCGTCCATTTTTTATATCTGCCATATACAATTTTTTTGACATTGGGATTGATTTTACCCACTTGACCACATCAATTTTCTTTTTACGGCAATACTCCATCATGCTCTCGCTCGTTACCGCTTCGTCATCATCGTCCTGCCAAGATTTCCGACGTTCAACGGTTTTGCTATAAAAATTCGTGATCTGCTTAAACGTCATATCAAACTTGTCATACAAAATGGCTGTAAAAATATATCCCATGTGATTCGCGATATTATCTCCTAACTGACATTTTGCTAATTCCTGCTTATAAACACTCGACGGAATTAGCCTCTGTCTCTGCTGTACGTTATGCATTTGTTCACCTTCCTTGTATTTTTTATTTTATATTTCCACCCGCCATCATCTTTTCAATGATTTCCTCCTGCATCCGCTCTGCGATATGATCCCGGACTGATTCTTCTGGAAATGCGATCTGATATGTCCGCTCCTTGATCCGGTTCGTGATCCGGTCATCGTAGGATAGTTTGTCCAGCGGATCATTGCTCGTGAAAATCGTTACCTTCTGGTTTATGTACCGCTCGTTGATGATCTGATACATTTTGTCGTTGATCCATGCCGCCGGTGCTTCCACACCAAAATCATCAATGATCAAAATATCCGTTGTGGAAAGTGCATCTAAAAGCTGGCTTTCACTGCCTGCTGCATCCCTGCGCCATGTATTCTTGATTTCCTGCATGATGGTAAGTGATACTGCAAATTTAACTGTGTATCTTTTCATCAGTTCATTTGCAATCCCAGCAGCAATCCTCGTCTTACCGCTTCCCTTTGTCCTTGACCAGATATACAGTCCCATGCCTCTTTCCTTCTGGCTCTCGAAATCATCCAGATAGGTTTTTATGATTTTACAGGCATCTGACACCATCTTTTTACTTTCCTGCTTCCTGTACACATCCATTCGAAACGATCTCAGATCCATCCCACAGAATGCCTCCGGTATATCTGCGAATCGCAACCGCCTTGACATGACCGCTTTCTCACGGCATTTACACGGTACTGCTATTTCAACTCCGTCTTTTATTTTCAAGATCCACTCCCGACCTTCGCAAATTGGACACACATCAGAATCCTTGGAAGTCTCCGGTGTCTCCGCATTCCTGCATAAGTTCGTTGAGTGATTTTTCATGCGTTCCAGTATCTCTTCCAACTGGTCCATCGTTCTCTCCTTTCAGATACTGCATAAACAAGTTCTCTCGTAAAAAGTTCTCTGGCTTTTTAATATATCGCTCTGCTGTTTTCTCCCGTCTGCATATATCTGCATAATTCTGTGCGGCCAATACCAAATCATCTTCCGGTACACCAGACAGTACCGCATTGCAGTATTCAGTTTCAACAAGACAGCCAGTGCACCGTTTCGGATAGACCGCGGCAAACTCTGCATACCGTTCCACGGGGGATATAGGGGGTGTATTTTGTTTATGTTTATGTCTTTGTTTATTAATAGGTTCACTTTGTGGTTCAAACTGTGGTGCAATTTGCAGTTCACTTTGTGGTTCATCTTGTGGTTCATTTTTACTGTAATTTTGAACCACAAGACTATTTATTTTATATTGTGCCGCAAGATTACCACCGCGCGATTTCCATTCGATGAACCCATCTGTAGCAAGTTTGTTTCTCGCTCTCTTTAATGCTGATGCATTTAATCCAGACCGAAGTCCAAGGACTGACGAGGCTACCGTAAACGTATCTGGCCACCCTGCCTTATTCGCTATGGACATTAACGCATGCCATAAGGCGATTGCAGTGTTGGGCTGCGGGTTTAGTTCGAGCCTGTCGTAAAATGCTTTTATCTCAGCTATGTAATTCAAATCATCACCCCGTTTCCAATTCCGATATTGTCACTTCTGTACGAGGATGCCATTTATCTACATCCACATAACTCCCATCAGTGGAAACAATGATTTTACAGTTATCATCCTTAAGGATCTCGTAATGTACCAGAATGTCATGCAATGCCTCATGCAAATTTGTCAGATCAACTCTTCTTCCAGTTGGCATATAATACACAGCTTTTACATTCACAGGGCTTTCAATGGTCTTTATATCCGGCATATATGCCCCGCATTCTTTTTCATATTTCTTATATGCTTCGGATGGGATGATAAATGGTCTGCCACTCCCGGTAAATACAATCCTCTGGCTGTTCTTTTTTGTGATCGGCTTCAATGGTATTGTAAATTTATACTCCATTAGCACCACCCATTCCAGCATTACAGCTTCTTATTTCAAGGATTGTATTATTACTTGGATTCCATCCCTCAGCATATTCAATGGCTTCATGATATCTCTTGGTCGGAATATTATTTCTTGAATTAACTCTGAAATAGTCCTGAATGTCATGATTGCATTCAGAAAACACCTTTTTACTCATTTCTTTATATGCTGGTGCTTTCTTACCACCAAGAACCTCAATAACTCTTTTATTTACAGTGTTCTTTAATTCCTGCTGCTGTTCATAATCAATGGTCATGGTATTTTCAAGATGCGTGATTCTCTCTTCATGACCATCGATCATACCAAGCTGTACACGCATCATTTCCTGCGGAGACATCGGCTTCTGATAGGCACCGGTTCTTCTGATCTGAGGCAGCACTTCGGATGTTACCCATTTTCTAAACTTCTTTGCATTAGGTTTATCACTCCTGAGAATTACAGCATACAATCCACTTTCAGTAATAAAATTTGTATCTCCCGCTCGGCTGCCTAAGTTTAACTTAGTCAGTTCGTCCTCATCCAGTCTCTGTGCCACCATTGTAGGATTACTCATTCCCAACGACTTGCAAATATCAATAAGGCAAAACATCGGCTCTCCATCTATGGCAACTGTCCGGATCTCCCCAAACTCTCTATTCTTAAAAATTTCTAACTGATTCAATAACTTCTCCTTTCTCCCGGCACTTCACGCACCGGGAAATCATGGCTTCCAACAATCGTGATATATTATTTTCTGCATGAATAGGTTTCTTTCTGCCGACCGGCAAGGTGTTCCAACCCTATAACCACGACTTTCCAAAAATATCTCTGAAATCTTCTCTTGTTCCGTAATGAGATTCAAAATATTCCTGCGCCATAGTTTTTAATTTCAAATCAATTTCTTTTGCATTGGCGCCTCTCTGCGCTCCGTTAGGATGCAGATCCGGTCTGAGTGGAATAACAAAACCATACTTTTCACTGTTTTTACGGTTTGAACTTCCAAAGATATGATGTCTTTCCACCGGATATGTTCCGGTAAAATAACAGTGATCCATATCATCCGTGAACACGCTCCAAAGCTTTTTACTCATGTTCCCCACTCCTGCTTCATACGTTCCAATTCATCCGGTGTAGCTGTCTCAATGCCAAGTTCCTTTGCTTCTTCAACAATCCGGTCTATAAAGTGGCTCATTTCGACAGTATCGTATTCGCTAGATCCTTTGATCATCAGATACGAAGCAAATTTCCCATTGTCTTTAATATATTTCCAATGACCATCAACCTTTGACATGTCAACTGATTTTTTTACTGTAATCGTGATATATCCGTCTTCATCTTCATAGAACGCTCCGTATTTCTGCAACATTTCCTCATAGACTTCATCCTTGCTGGAATAGATGTCTTTGCTATTGGCAATCTTTGTCATGAGCACCCATGCATAAGCATTAGCATCAAGACTTCTTTTCTGACGATACTTAACTGCCTTAATCTGCAATAAATCATCCGGTTTTAAATGCTCAATCTGCTTTGCTGCTGATGCGTCAACCTCAAATGTAAGGATGATGCCTTGTCCATTGAATGTACGGCTCGCTCCGGTCAGTTTTCCTGTAGTATCCATAAGCTACTCTTCTTTCTTTTTCTTATACCAGCACTTAACCTGTTCAATGATCTTAGCAGCCATTTCACTTGATAGATCTGAAGTCTTTTCAAAATGATATTTTTCTTTCAGCGTTTTCCAGATATCATTGGATGTAGCATTCTCACACATATCAGAATACGCGCTTACAAAATCTGTCATTGTCCTAAGCTGTTCTACGGTTGCTGGAACAAAATCATTTTTAGGTTCTACAGTATGGCTTTCTGAATCTGGATCCTGCATCTCTTCGGTAGGAATACAGAACACTTGAAAACAAGCATATTTAAAGGCAATCGCCATTGCTTTATTCGTAGCCTTATCTCCGCTATCCATTCCTTCGCCGATCGTTACAGCTGTGATGCTGCTCCCATCTTCTGCAAAAAAGGTGTATTTAATCTTGCAGACCGAATAGATCAGCGTTGCACCTTTTATGGATTTTCTTTCTTCTCTGGCCTGTTCTAAGACCTCTGGAACGATAAATATATGATTGTTGACCAATGCCGGATTGATTGCATTCATCACCGCATCAATTCCGCGGTATTTAAACCCCTGCGACTTATTCAAATCATTTTTTCCAACCGCACCGATTTCTTCCATGCACTTTGATATTGCCTGGTATATGTTCATCTGTTTTGCTGTCTCTGCCATTATCGTACTCTCCTATACTTAATTTCTAAGCTGCGCATCTGTGCTTCCAACTGCACGATCTGGAACGGATCAGCAATAATCTCATAAACAATTGAATCATTAACCGGCTTCGGCTCAATAATTTTTTCTTCCGGTACAGTCTGCGCAACTGGTGCTTCCTGCATCGGAGTATCAGTAGCAGAACTAACCTCTGATGCCTTACGTGCTTCCTCTTCGGCTTTTCTTTTTGCTTCCTCTTCCTGTCTGCGCAAAATCTCTTCTTTCTGTTTCTGATACTGATTCATGACCTCAATAGCATCTGATAATTCTAAGGTTGCCTTGTATTTCTCAATCCCCTTATCCTCAAACTCTGATCCCATGCTACGGATAATACCGAGATCTTTTTCTACATGATCCACTCGCTCTGCAATGGCTTCTGTAATTGCTTTCTTTGTAGTAGTGGCATTCTCCCACTTGCTGTCATAAATTCTCTGTAAAGGAAGATATCCGCTCGCTTCCTCATGCTCTGCCATGATCTCCGTATAAATTTCAGAAATCAGCGCTTTCTTTTCTTCCACACGCTTGCGCTCAAATTCTTCCACCTGGTTATTAATAAGGTTGATAGGTTCATCAATCAGATTGTCCAGTTCCTTTACCTGCGCTTCAAAATTGGTGTAAGGAATCATAAAAGATTTCTTCACTTCCAGCTTTTTATCGTTAACTGATTTTTTCAGTTTTCTAAGACTTGCAATTGTTTTTTTGGCTTCTGTCTTGGATTCCTCCGTGAAAATCATATTTTTATAAATTTCCAGCTCGGAATTAAGTTTTTCCTTAATCTCCTCAAAATTAAAACCAATAACACCATTTTTCTGCTCAACATTTACTCTGATTTCTTCCATCTTTCTTTTATCCTCTCTTCCTCTGATTCAATATCTGCTATCTCTTCACGTCTGGCTTGTTTCTCATATAATCTGTGGCGGCGTTCTCTGTCCCTCTCGTACTCTTCAAGCATATCGAGACTGTCCGGTATGTAATCACTGTACATTTCCTACCTCCACGGACTTAAACACGGTACCGGACCTTTTCCGACTTTCCATCCTCATCGACATCAATGAACAGTTCATTGCCTTCCAAATTGAATGCTGTGTAATAACTCCCATTTTTGTTGAAAGTAACAGCACCATCTTCCAGTCCAAGTTCTTCCATTAAATCCGAAACTTTATTTAACTGGTCTATCATCTTACCTGCATCTTCTCTGCATAATCTAGTTGCTGGCATTTAAAAATTCCTCCATTTCCATCTGTCTAAAATCTGTAGATAAAATCATGCATCTGACAGCTTTCTCACGCTGTTGCTTCATGTACTGCTCGTCCCGGCATTCTTCACACATGTTTCCCTCTCCGGGATCTAAACTGCATCCACAGATTCTGCATTTTCTGTAAATCATAAAATCACGCTTTCCAAAAATTTAACTACGTGTTACAATAAACGCAGAAATACTTTTGTATTCCTACGGTAAATAGCACCAGTTCTCGCCAAAGAATGTTATGGTGCTATTTTTCTTTTTCACTGAGTAACCATCCTTTCATTTGATGGTAAAGCGGTATGTATCCTTCAGCGTCAACCTCAATATGAAAATCCGTTGCCACCTTTGTAATAATCATGCCGACCGCTATATCCTCGACATTCGGATTTTCCTCACCGCTTACGCATTGAGCATTTGTCACTTTGCCACCTCCTCAAATTCCCCAAGAAATTCAACATCAGCGTCAAGCTTGTCCTTCCTACGGATCATGTAAAAGTATGCTTTCCGCTTTTCTTCCCGGCGGTTCTCCACATCCATGATCGCAACTCCAATAAGTGCAACCAAAGCTCCGAGTGCCATAGCGATTAATAATAAGATGTACTTTTCACCATCCGCATCGAGCATTCCGCAAAGAAACATAATTCCAAGCCCTACCGCTATAAATACTTTACTGATCTGCTTCATTTTCCACCTCCTCGTTGTCTGCTCTTGGTTCGATACCTAGAAACTTGTCCAGCTTTGCCCGGAAGATAAAATACTGATAATTCTTAACCTTCGAGGTTGGCTTTATCACGCTTCCGAGATCCCATCGCCCGGTTTTCATCTGCCGTCTGAGGTATTCCACGTTGCATCCAATCTCGGCAGCGGCTTCTTTTACTGTTAAGCGTTGGCTCACTCTCCATTACTCCTTTCTAAAATTGTTCATCGGTATTTTGAATTTGACCTCAAATTCCCTGTCGACATTGCCCAGTTAAGTGCTTGTTCCGGATTTGTTCTCTTTGACATTCCTCAAGACGTTTTACAAAGCCTTTCCACTTCTTTGAATTTTCAAGTTCATTCCACTCGTGGTCAGGCACAGAAAATTGAACTAAAACCCGATCAGATTGAATGGTTGTAGAACTTGCATATCCAACTTGCGGTGCAGGATATATAGGTGCTCTGTAACTGTTTTCTACAGCTACTTTATTTCTTCTATGAAACATGTTTTCTATCTCTCCCTTCTTTTGTTATTCTTACGCACATGGTACAATCTCCTTACAGGACGCTGCAACGTCCGAGTATATAAGAAAGGTGGTTTCGTGCGTATGTCTCTTTACGAAGAACTTTCTTTGCTTTATGTAAAGAAAAATGCGACTCCGGGAGATTCTCCCGAAAAATTACTTGCCATGTATCGCGAAGCGTTTGATAAGATAACAAAATGCGATAAAGAGCATGGCGGCAAAGCATTTTCTTTTGAATAATTCTTTGCTAATTAGAACCATAGCCTTTGAATTCTTGCTCAATGCGTTCGTGGCTGGGTACGTGTTCTTTGAATCCTCTGTTAACAACTCCAACTGTTGGCGGAGGATTTCTATTTCTGTTCTTTTATTCATCCTATATCTCTCCTTTCATATTATTTTTTGCTTACATTTCTTAATCTGTCTTTACTTCGCCTTTCTTATGTTTCTAAGTTGATTTTCGCTTATCAAAATGTTAAAATTTTTATGCCACATCATACGGAAAGGCTTTCAAAGGAAAATCTCGCCTTTGGAAGGGGGTGGCATATATGACTTCTCTTTCTGAGAAAGCTTTAGAGATTCTTCAAGCCAATACGGAAAAAACAGAATTTTCAAATTCTTACCTAATCAAAAATGGTTTTTCCGATGCAACCGCCAAAGTTGCTATCAATGAGCTTGAAGCGGAAGGTTATATAGTTATCAGCCGTACTTATATAAGCGGCAATGTAGTTTTTGAACTCATATAACCTATATAGTCCTGAGTGTTCCAGCACTTGGGACTATTTTTCTGTCCTACTTATTGGACTGTTGTTGTGGTAATTATTTTGACGGAATGGTTTTCCGCTCATTTTCAAACTTAATAAGATCTTCCTCATAAACTCGGTATTCCCTCCCTAGCTTGATTGCATTAAGTTTTTTCTTGCGAATCCATTCCCATACTGTGATAACCTTGACTTTGTATCTCTCTGCAACTTCATCACAGGTATACATTTTAGACAAAAATATCCCTCCTTTTTGTATGTTATTTATACTTGTGTTTACTTCGGTTTAGTGATATATTTATCTTGTCAAAGCGAAATATATCATTATTACGAATTATCTCGTGTCAAGAATGAGTCGACTCGTGTTACCGAGGTATGTACATACTATACCTCGGTATACCGAATTTGTCAATACTTTTATTTCGTTTTTCCGAGATAATTTTAGAAAGGGAAAAGTATGTATGAAATATTTGAAAAACTATGTCAAGAAAGAGGAATAACACCTTATCGCTTCTGCAAGGATACTGGCATCAATTCCTCTACAATAAGCACCTGGAAAAGCAAGGGTTCTGAGTGTTCCCCGAAGACTGCGAAAGCAATATGTGAATACTTCGGCATTAGCATGGACTATTTAATGTCCGGCAAGGAAGACTTATCAGGTCTAAGCATTACACCTCAAGATGAACGAGATATTGCAAGAGATATGAAAAGTATTCGTGAAAAACTTTTAAGCGGCGCTAACGGTCCTCTATCCTATGATGGCGAGCCGATACCAGAAGATGATGCAGAATTGCTTCTAGGGCAAATCGAATTAATGATGCGTAAATTGAAACCTATTAATAAAGAGAAGTACAATCCTAATAAGAATAAAAAGTAGGTGCTACATAATTGAGAAAAGACATAAAGCAGTTAGTAAATTATTACGTAAAAAAATTCAATACGAGAAATCCATACAAGCTTGCAGAGTGTCTGAATGTAGAAGTCCAGATCGGCGAGCTTGGAAGTCAAGCCGGATGCTACATGTTTCTTAAGAACCACAAATGCATCTTTCTGAATGAGGATTTGGAAGAAAATGAGATGCGCCTTGTCATGGCTCATGAGCTTGGACATGCTATCATGCATCGAAAAGAAAATTGTTATTTTATCCGGAATAAAACTCTCATGCTCACATCAAAATTAGAAATTGAAGCAAACACATTTGCAGCAGAGCTTCTGATCCCGGATGAAATCATTTTTGAGAACCGACAAACTACTACCGAGCAGCTTTCCAGGTTGCTTGGATATGAACAGGCTCTTATAGAGCTTCGATTAAAAACTTTTTGAAAAATAGGAGGATTTTTGTTATGCCATTATTAGTCATTATTATCTTATTAATCTTAGCTTGGTTTTTGTATAAATTAATATACTATAGAAGCAATTCATTTATTGAATTGAAAAACAAAATTGAAAAATATACAAAAGACTGCAATGACCTTAATGATCATATTTATGAATTAAAAAGAACCCACATAGGAATAGATCAGCTAGATTATGGAAAAGCATCTTATCAAGATGCAAGTAATTACAATTACAAGCGTCCGGAATTGAAAAAACAGGTTTTTGCACCAAATATTTGTAACTGTTCAAGAAGTGTTTGCGATTCAGCTCGAAAGCAACCATTTAAATATGTATGCAAATATTTTAATATTAAGAGCACCGAGGAAAACCTTGAACAATTTGAAAATATGCTGAATAATTTTGAAGCTGCTGAAAATGGTAAAAACTTATTGGTAAATGAAAAAAACAACATTATCAATGGAATCAGTTCCGAAATCCCATTTTTGATTAAAACATTTGACAAAAAAAATTTAGAGAAAAAACTCGGTTTCGAACCTATTGATTTAAGCACAATTTATTTTCCAAAGTACATATTCAAATACACAAGTTCTGGTGGTAATGCCGCAACACAATGTGATGTCGTTTTCAACCTTGATAATTTAAACCGGTTTGTGGTTTATCTGTCAGAATTAGTAAAATTCAAAAAAAGTGCTGCTGGACAAAGAGCTTTAATGACAAGTAAATTAAGAAAAAGTATTTTGGAACGTGATGGATACACCTGTCAGAAATGTGGTGCTTCACAAAAAAATGAACCAAACCTATTACTTGAAGTAGATCATATTGTTCCGATTTCAAAAGGTGGTATCACATCTGTTGAAAATTTGCAAACATTATGTTGGAGATGTAATAGATCCAAAGGAAGTAAATTAGATTTTTAAATATAAAATTGCCCCTAGTACCGTAATACCAAGGGCAATCCTTCTGAATGATACAGAAGTTCTCACAAAACGTATTGTATCATTCGGAGCAGCCAAATGCAAGCGGAACACCTGTTCTCTGCTGGCTGTTATTTTTATACCCAAAATCAGAAAGGATGGTACATATGGCACGAAGAAAGAAACACCAGAAGCTCCCGAACGGATTCGGATCAATAAAATATCTCGGCAAAGGACGCTATAAACCGTATGGCGTATACCCACCAGTAACTGAATACACCTCAAAAGGACCTGTCACACCGAAAGCTCTCGCCTACGTTGAGACATGGGATGAAGGTTATGAAATTCTGGCAGCACGTAAGCTGGAAAACGAGGGAAAAATCAAAATACAGAATGGCGTTTATATTGACCGTACTCCAACCTTTAAAGAAGTATATGAGGATTTCTATAAAGAGAAGTACCGTAATGAGCTACGTAACGGAAATAAAAAGACTTCTTCCATGTCTTCAACGCAAGTAGCGTTTAAAAATTCTTCTGCTTTACATGATATACAGTTTGGTCAAATTAAATATAAAGACTTACAGGATGTTCTTAATGCTTGTCCTCTTAAACATTCCTCTCTGGAATTGATTGTGTCTCTGATGCACCAGATGTACAAATACGCAATTAAATACGACATAGTGGATAAAGACTACTCCTCTGCTTTATTTATTCCTATACCAGACGATGATGAAAGTGGGGTGCCATTCACTGATGAGGAATTAAAAATATTGTGGAAAAATAAAGATGATTTCGTTGTCCAAATGCTATTAATCATGTGCTACAGTGGATATCGTATCAAGGCCTTTACAAATATGGAAACTAATCTGGATGGAAAATATTTTAAAGGTGGAGTTAAGACAAAAGCCAGTAAAGAAAGAATTGTTCCTATTCATTCTTGTATTTTCGATATGGTAAAAGCTAGATATAATGGTAAGAATCTGCTTGGATGCTCTGTGCGGGACTTTCGTAATAAAATGTATAACACTCTTTCTTCTCTCGGAATTGCAAATGCTGCAACTGGAGCAAGACATACACCACACGATTGTCGTCACACTTTCTCCGCACTTTGCGAACGATACGAAGTCAACGAAAATGATCGTAAACGAATGATGGGGCATTCCTTTAAAAGTGATATTACTAACGCCAAATATAGTCACAGAACTATAGAAGAATTAAGAGAACAGATTGAGAAAATAAAAACACCTTTTATAATATAATGACTGTTACTAATTTGTTACTAATTAGTTTAACTTTTTTTATTTTTAAAGAACTTTAAAGTTGTTCTTGCAGACTTCAAAAACATAGTATTTATGCGGTCTGCAAGACTTTTTCATTTAAAATTAGGCATTTGATTGAATTGATTGATTTTAAAAATATATTAAATCCATGCTATTTTGTAACTTTTCTGTAATGATTAGGCACGGACGCTGCTTTTCTCAGATTTTCCGGAAACCATGTTACTGTTTTCCCTGCAGAAATGCTTCGATCTCCCCGATAAAATACAGTGAGCCGAATGCCACTGTCTTTTCT